AAAAGTCGACATTTTTGTCGACTTTTTGAGATTATCTTTAGTATGATTTCATTTGTATATGTATCTTTAGTAATATATATCTTTTGTAAATAATAACTTGCAAAAATCATTTGTACATTTATCATTTGTAAAGTATTCATTGGTACTTTAAAAGCATTTGTATACTAAAATCTTTTGTTAATTATGTATTTTTTCTCCTGTTACGAAGTTTTTAATAGCTCTAAACCAAGAAACAAATAAATTGTCAGGCTTCTTGAATTCAAGAGCTGTTTCGATGCCTCCATTTTCAAGTACGTTAGATTTATGTTCTAATTGAGACATTTTTTCTGTATAGTAATCATCAAAAAAAGTATAATTGTCTGTGCGACCAATTAAATTTTTATAATGATCTAGCTTTCTTCTATAATTATCAAGTTCTTCTAAGTTTTCAATATGTTTGAAAGCTTTATCAAAGTAATTTTTTATAATTAAATTTTTATTGTATCATCTCTATAAATTACTATTTATCTGTAACCATATTATAACACAAAAAAAGCAAACTTTTACATTTGCTCAAAAATTTTTTATATTTTTTATCCATTTATTTCTGTTCCATCCTTGAATTTAAACACTATAGTATCTTTATCTTTTATGGTTGCACTTTCAAGTAAGCTACCCCACATTAGACCATCAAACTTTTCAAGAGGCTTGTCTTGTTTCTTTAAGGTATTAATGTAATCTTTTATCATCTGGTGCTTTGCAGCTTTTTTAGATGATTCAATTTCTAGCTGTTCAAACTTGCTTTTTGTTTCTTCATATTCCTTTATCAGAGCATCATATTCTTTTTTATACTTTTCTTGGTTTTGTGCTACCCTAGAATTTATTTCAATAAGTTCCTGTATTTTTTCTACTTGTTCTGTTAGGTTATTTTCCAATTTTTCTTTTTCGTCAGATAACTCTTTTTTATTGCATATTGTATTAAGCACCATTTCTAGATTTGAAATTATCTCGTCCTTGTTTTTAATTATAGAATTAACTGCATTTACAAATCTTACTTCAACATCATCTGCTCTTATTGCTGGTGTATTACATTTTTCTTTTCCTGCATACTTTCTGTTGCATTGATAAATTACTTTTTTATATTTAGAAGACGAATGCCATACCTTAGCACCATAACTTCCTCCACATTCTCCACACTTAATTCTAGATGTTAATATATCAGTTCCACTATATTTTCCATTAAGCATTAGTCTTCTATCTTTTTCAATTCTTACCATTTCAAATATTTCTGGTTCTATAATTGCTGGATGGTTATTTTCAACATAGTATTGTTGTATCTCGCCATTATTTACTTTTTGTTTTTTAGTTAAGAAGTCAGGTGTGTAATACTTTTGAAGTAACGCCTCTCCTTTATACTTCTCGTTTGTAAGGATACTTCTAACCGTTGAAGCGTGCCACTTTTGTTTATGTCCTGGTGTTTCAATTCCATCATTTGTTAGACCTTTTGCGATAGCTACAGCAGTTGAACCAGATAAATACTCTCGATATATTCGCTTTACAATTACAGCTTGTTCTTCATCTATAACAAGGTTTCCATCTTCTCCTCTTTTATATCCTAGAAAATGACCAAATGGCACAGTTACTTTGCCATCTGCAAATCTTTTTCTATGTCCCCATTTAACATTCTCTGATATGGATCTACTTTCTTCTTGAGCTAATGAACTCATTATCGTAAGTAATAATTCTCCCTTACCATCAAATGTCCAGATGTTTTCTTTTTCAAAATAGCATTCACAACCTATATCTTTTAGCTTTCTTATTGTTGTTAAACTATCTACTGTGTTTCTAGCAAACCTTGAAACTGACTTTGTGATGATTAAATCAATATTTCCTGCTAATGCTGATTTAACCATTTTATTAAATCCTTCACGATGTTTTGTAGATGTTCCACTTATACCTTCGTCTGTATAAACATCAACAAACTCCCAATCATCTCTTGATTTAATGTAATTTGTATAGTAGTCAACCTGTGCCTCATAACTCGTTAATTGTTCTTCTTGGTCTGTTGAAACCCTGGCATATGCAGCAACTTTTCTTTTTTTCTTATTAGTAATTGGTACTGCATTATACAAGTTCACTGATGCAGGTATCTTTCTAACATTCTTTGGCATTTTTTCTCGCCTCCAGTGTTTTTAATCTCTTTTCTGTGGTTGTACGCTTTCTTTCTTCATTCCATCCTCTTTGTCTTGCAGTTGAATGCCATTCTTGTTTTATAACTTCTCCATCATAAGGATAGAACTCTATCATGTCTTCTCCAATTGGTACAACCTTTTCAATTGTTTCATCAAATAAGTCAGAGTCAAATTCATTCCAACCTAATGCTTTACAAGCTGCGATTTTCAATTCTTCTTCTGGTATAACTTTAGCACCGCAATACTTCGCACCTTTTTCACTTTTAGTTCGACATACCCAAACATAATAGGTATAATCTTTTCCCATTCTGTTTTTCTTACCGCTTCTTCTATAACTCTTACCACATAGTGGACATTTAACTTTAGAAGTAAAACAAGTAATGTGTAAGGATTGATTTGCTCTTTGACCTAGTTTATTTCTTCTTTCAAATTCCTTTTGAACAGCCTCAAATTGCTCCATTGATACAATTGCCTCGTGGCTATTTTCAACATAGTATTGATTAAGTTCGCCAGTATTCTTCTTTTCCTTTTTAATTATTGGATCGACAATATAATATTTTTGTAGTAGTAAATTGCCAGTATAAGTGATGTTACTTAATATTTCACGTACACTCGATGGACTAAATTTGCCACCTTTATATGCCTTATAACCAAGTTCATTTAATTCTGATGCTACTTTTTGATAGGCTTTATTTTGCAAATAATTATCATAAATATATCTAACTACTTCAGCTTCTTCTGGTACTACTTCAAGTTTCTTATTTTTCCATCTGTAGCCATATATAATAAAACCACCATTAGGTATTCCTTTTTCAAACTTTTTTCTAATTCCCCACTTCACATTGTTGCTTATAGAAATAGTTTCTTCCTGTGCAAATGAAGCAAGAATAGAAAGCATAAGTTCCCCATCTCCAGTTAATGAATTGATATTTTCTTTTTCAAACCTAACTTCAATACCTAGTTCCTTTAAATGTCTTACTACTTTTAAGAGGTCAACTGTGTTTCTAGCAAATCTTGAAACCGACTTCGTAAGAATAATATCAATCTTACCTTCCTCACAATCTTGTAACAGCCTTTTAAAGTCATTACGCTTTTCGATACCGGTACCGCTTATACCTAAATCAGAATAAACACCTGCAAATTCCCACTCTGGATTTTTTTGAATTAATTCATTGTAGTAACTAACTTGAGCAGAATAAGAATGTAATGTTCTTCCTCTTTCAACTGATACTCTTGCATAAGCAGCCACTCTTTTAAGTTTAGGAAGTTCTATGTTTTTTGTTTCTAATTTTGTTATTTTTCGCATCTTACACCTCCATTTTTATCATTACTATATATCACTCTAAATGATGTATATATCAAGTCTTATTGGGCTATTTCAAAGAATAAACTGCTTATTTTTGGTGTATATTTCTCTTTAAATTCAGCCATCATTTGATTGTATTCTTCGATTGAAATAATCTTCTTATCTAACATATCTTTTAAATGTCTCATTGTGATTTGATATGCTATTTCATTTTTAAGTTTCATCAGAGCCCACCACCTTACGTTTGCTAATGTAGTAACACTCCCTGGAACAATACTTCCTATTCCTTGATGGGTATTCAAAGTATTCTTTATTACAAATAATGCAGTTATACTTTTGTGGAACTAATCTACGTTGCTTATCTTTATGAAGAGTCCAATAAACTTTACAGCAGCTATCTGAACAGAATATTTTATTTTTTCTTCCTGCTATTTGATAGAACTTCTTTCCACATTGTTTGCACACTTGAAGGTTATCTTTTCCCCTTAATTGCTCTCCAGTTTTAATGTATCCTGCTATATTTTCTCTTTTGCAAAAGGATCTTATTGTATTAGGAGAAATCTCTAACAAGGATGATATTCTTAAATATCCATAACCTTGACTTCTTAGCTTTCTAATTTTTTGTCTTTGTATTTCATCCATTGACTATTACCTCCTAAATAACAGTCAAAAATTAGTATGCGATTTTTAACCTATAAACAAAAAAAATAGCTTTTATCATCACTTGACTTTTAATAAAGAAAGAGTGATATATAAAAGCTAGGAGGATTAATTTTATGTATGATGAAATAAATCAAAATAAATTTGTGCTTGATTGCGAACGTTATATTGAAGAGAATGTTGCAGCACCTTATATTGCATTTTATCTGGCAAGAAGTTATTCATTAGATGTTCTTGGCACGTCATCATTGAAACAGCATTTTAATTCGGCAGCAGATGTTTTCAATATCTATTTTGAAAATACTGATAAAGTTATCACTGATATAAAACAAATATTGAAAGAAAAGTATAAATTAGAAATAGTTGAAGAAAATCCATTAAAATTAAAAGAGATATGATTTTGCTTTCATATCTCTTTATTCTTCAAAAAATTTTTCAATACTGACATCTAAAACTATGGATATCTTATATAGAGTTGTTAATGATATATTGTTTCTGTCATTTTCAGATTCAATCCTTTTCAAATGATCAGGAGTTACATCCACAGCTTCAGCTAAATCCATCAGTCTTACATTCTTTTCGTTTCTATACTTTTTAATATTTTGGCATATGACTGACTTGATGTTTTTATTGAAATTATATTCTTTCATATCAATCACCCTAATAGATATTATTCCATTTTTTTTACAAAAAATAAGTGACCTTTCGTGCCGAATTTCCATTTTTATGGTATACTATTTATGAATCAAGCAAAAAAGGAAAGGAGTAATTGTATGGACTATGAAAAATTGTCTAAAGAAGAGCTAATCGAAGCACTAAAAGAATCACAAGATTTAAACAAAAAACTTTTAGATTTAATGGAAATACAAAATAATAAATTTACCGAAATTTCCATCAAAGCATTAGAAGAACAAATTAAATCAAGACATAATTTTTTAGCAGAGTTAGAACAAAGTGAACCTCCTAAACTTTTTAAATCTTTACATCGTGATTGGGAAAACAAAGTTCACTACACAAAAAAAGACATTGAAGAATTAGACAAAAAATTATTTGAAGACTATACCGAGTATGGAGAGTTCATTGAAAAAATGAGCAAAAAAAATAAGGACAGCGAATAAGCTGCCCTTTTGTTATGGTATTAATAATTTTTGACCTACGCTTATGATGTTTGGATTTGCTATATTATTAGCTCTTGCTATCTCTGGGTATTTGTTTCCATCACCATAATATTTTTTAGCAATAGCCCATAAAGTATCACCCTTTACTACTGTGTGATATTTTGCAGATGGTTTTGGTGTAACTCCTAATCTAGCATTTACTATTGATTGAATTACAGCATAATCATAACCTGCATTAGTAAGTGCATTTTTTCGATCAGCACCATTACCCCAATTTCCATTAATGACTTCTGTGGCAATTTCATCATTGCTCTTTTTTGTTGGCTCGACTTTTGGAGTTTCTGGTGTTCCTTTTAAATAACCATTTAATCCAGCTTTTTTAATTATAGTTGGATAATCTTTATATGCATAATCTGTATCAACTCTCATTCCAGAAATATAACCACTTGATGAATTTTGCCACAAACCATAATCACCATATTTAAATGAAGGCTTATTGCTAGTCCATACTGCAAGCCATTTATCATACATAGATAATTTTGCAGTATCTATGAAATTATTAAAGTAATTACTATTAGCATAAATACCTACATAGTATCCTTTATTTTCTAAATATTCACAGAAACCTTTTATTGCATCTGCCATTCTTGATTTTCCTACTTGTTGGTGTCTATCTTCTTCAACATCCATATAAATTGGATATTCAAATTGTTTTCCCTTTAAACAATTATTATATAAGTATTCCGCTTCTGCTTTACCTTTTTCATAAGTATTAGCACAGCTATACCAATATGCACCTACAGGTATTCCTCTCGCTTTTGATTTGCTATAAAAATTTTCAAAGCAACTATCCTTATTTTTATTAGTACCATCTCCACCCCATCCAGTGAATCCAGCTCTTAAAATTAAAAAATCAACTTTTGACTTTATTTCATCAAAATTGATTCCTTTTTGATAAGATGATATATCTAATCCTTTTCTTTCCATGTTATTCTCCTCCATTCTTATCTTTTAATTGTTCTAATGTTCCAATTATTTTTTTAGGTAATGGTAATCCCATAGAACCCCAATTTTCTAAAATTGAAATACCTTCATTTGCTACAAAAAAATAGATTACAAGAGTTCTAATTGCACCAGTTTCTCCAGTTATCGTATCTAGCTGAACTGATAAAGCAACTATTATCAAGTAACCTATCTTTTTAATTATTCCTTTAGCACCTATTATGCTATTTAATCTTTTATTCGTTATTGCTTCACATACTCCTGTAATATAATCGAGTAATATGAAAACTAATAATGTCTTCAGTGCCACATCTAACCCTCCTAAAAAATACACTACTGTTGTCAGCAATGTACCTGTAATAAAATTAAATATGTTTTTCATTTTCTTTTTCCTCCTACTTTATTTAATCCTAACTGCTGCCATTGTAGATTTAACTTGGATGTCTTTTAATCTTGGCCATAAATTTAGATATATAGTTTTTTCTGTATTACTTGTATTAACCAACAACCCTGTAATTTCTTCATTTACATATCCGTCATTATCATACTTTGAAGACGCACCAGAATAAGTGGTATTTATCATCGATGTCCAAGTTGATGCATCAAATCCTTCATATCTCCATTCTCCAATTATTAACCATGTTCCTTTACCTAACTTAATCGAGTTAATATAGTTTTCTTGATTTTTCTTTGCATAATATGTATTCATTGCACTTGTTTTAATTGGAGTATTTATTATTTCATTCAAAGGTTCTTTATTATGAACTATTGAACTACTATCTAAATAAGTATTATTTCTAAATTTTATTGATTTACTCATGCAACTCTCCTCCATAAATAAACTGCTATATAAGGTGGTAATACATTCTTATCGTCCGTACTTCCATATAATCCAATACCTACACCTTTTACTCCAGGATCTGAAGTAGAGCTACTATCAGCATTAGCTGTTGTCAACCACCATGTACCACCGTCAGATTGCTTTGGCATAGTCCCTGCTGTTGTATATTCTCCTTGATAAAATGTATTAGCATATTTTCTCATGTTTGCTCCACCTTTTCTTGATAAAGCGTGTGAGTGAGTTTCACTTCCACCAGTACTTCCAGGACTGTATTTATTTCCTGCCCCAATCAAAAATCTATCTTTTATTTGTTCCCATGTTCCACCAAAATAAGTAGAAGGGTTAGTGTTCACAAACGATATATATACACTTCCAACTGGATAAAATGGGCATGGATATATAGCCTCATTATTTGAATTTTTAAACTTAACACCTTTACTCATTAGCTCACCCTCTTCCATACATAAACTGCTAAATATGGTGGCATATTATTATGAGCTGCACCTCCACCCGTTGCGAATGTATTACCAATACTATTTGATGATGTTCCTAGAAATTCTGCACCAATTGCAGAACCTGCTGCCGCTATATCTCCTGTTGCCCCTCTAGACCTTTGAGCGTGAGTATGACTCGGCATTTCTGATGTTGTCAGTGTATGTTTTGCCTCTCCACCAGTACTTCCGTTTGAATATGTATTGCCACAAGCTAATAAAAATCTGTCTTTTATTTGTTCCCAAGAACCACCGAATATTGAACCAGGATTAGTACTATTAACAGAAAGATAAATACTACCTACTGGATAATATGGGCATGGATATATTTTTTCTCCTGTTCGATTTTTTAATTGAATAGCCTTACTCATATAAACCTCCTACCAACTTGAGATAACATCGTATTCTAATACTTGGCATCCGTTGACTTCTAATGATTCACTATTGGTTGGAAAGCAATTCACTCCTACTGATAACTTTTTAGTATCAACAAATAATATAAACTTTCCTTTTGCAAGTGTAACATTATACGTAGTTGTCCCAAATTTATCTTTTATTATTATTTGATAATTCCATGCATAATTTTTGTCCTTACTCATAGTTACTTTGGTATTATTACTTATAGTTGTTGCACTTCCATATGAACTATCTGTGGACTTTTTGAATGCATATGTAATCGTTATAGAGTTCTTACTATTTACACTTGAATACGATGCATTGACTGTTAAATATGTTTCATTTTCATAGTTATTTTTTCTCTTTAATGAAACCACTGCTGATGGTAATGACCACGCTAAAAAAGTAACCGTTTTAGTAGCAGTTGTTGTATTTCCTCTACTATCAGTTACTTTTACACTTAATGTTAAATTTTCACTTGAATTTATTACACCATAGTCTATATTTCCTGCTGAAGTAATTGTTTTTGTTACTCCATTTATAGTTGCCTCATATTTACTTATACTAGCACCTTTCTTTGGAGTAGCATTAGTTATTGTTACTAATAATTTTGAGAGGTTTTGTACCAACTGTTGATTATTTCCAGTAACTGCGGTTGTTGTACTATTATTATCCTTATATGAAACATTACTAGATGAAAAAGTTGGATTACCATTTACTATTGTTAAGGTTTTAGATATTGTTGAATAAAATGTATTTCCTCCTATTATTGTTCGCAAATAAAAAGTAACTGTTCTACTGTTACTTGTTGTACAGGCATTTCTTAATACATTTCTTTCAGCCTCTGTTAAATTAAACGTGTATGACGAGCCAGTTTTTGATATAGCTCTATATCCTACATCATCTTTTGAACCAGTAAGTGAAATACAAGCATCAAGATTATTTGCACTATTACCTGCTGGGTTTGAGTAATTAATTGTTGGATTTTGTTCATCATTAAAGTCTGGTGCTGATGTCAAATTAGCTTGTCTTGGAATATTAGTTAATGCCCATGATCCACTTCCACTAACATTTCTAGCATATGTATAAATACCAGCCTCAACACTAGCACTAAATGATTTCGTACCATCCGAGTTATGTCCTATAGTCGCTTGTCCACTTGCTACCGTTGTTCCATTATATAAACTTATTCTATCATTTTGTCCTGTTTCATAAACAGTACTTCCATTTATAACAACTTTAAAGTTACCTGCTTTATACCATGATGTCGTTGAACCACCAGCACCAACTACTGACCAGTTGATTACTGTTCTATTATTTCCTATATCCTGTGAAGCTATGCTCCAGTTAAATGTTAAATACCTGCCACTATAACTACTTGTATTAAATGAACCACTACTTGCCATCAAATCACCTCCTATGTTAATGGAACTATTCCAATTCCTGTATTATCTGTTGTTTGTATTCCTAGCCATCTTGCTAGACCACACAATGTTATTTCTTCTTCAATTACTGATTTCTTCATATGGAACTCATCACCATTCATCCAGAAAACTTTAGCACCTGTATGGTCATACCCAGTAAATTCTTCTGGATTGATTACAACTCTACTTCCATCTTTTCCATAAATGCATATTCCATTTTCATCGAATGTTCCAATTAGTCTGTTTGAAACATCATAGATTTCAATTCTACCAGCCTCATTAATTTTTGCACCGACTTTGAAAGTACCACCTTTTACTTGATTGGCAGTCATATTGATAACATTGATATTTTGCATATCTAAAGTTCCATCAATTAACCAAGCTGAATTAAATCTTCCATTTATTCCTGTATTAGAGAATCCTATTCCTTGAGCGTTAATCATCATTACGTTTGTAGCTTTTTCCTTTGGTAGACTATCAACCACCAAAATCCTATCGCCTTCATAAATAACATAGCTGTTTCCAAGCTTACCCCATATTTTAGAGGTTGCCTCATTTAGTTCATTTTCTAATGTTACTTTAACCACTTCATTTGCTGATGATATTTGTTCCTTTGTATCTCCTTTTATAGTTTTAACAAGATCCTTTAATTGAGTCTTAAAATTACCAAACTCTATCTCTGTGTATTTATCTCGTATACAATCATATTTTAATGAGATTACATTTGTTGTTATCTTTATTCCAAGCTTTTCATGTTCTACTACGATTACATCTCCTAAATCTACTACACCTTCTATATGAGCTTTTACTTTATAATTACATTTGAAGTACTGATTTTCCTCAAGGTATGCTATTGCTTGAGTTCTTAAATCAGATATTAATGCCTCTCTATACTCATCTTCTTTTAGGTTTCCATCTCCATCTTTGTAATCATCTTGATTTATATCCTGGTCAAATTTAATAACTTTTGTATAAGGAATTGAATATTGCATTGCTGATTCAAGATAAACCTCTGGCAAAGTTATTCCATCATAACCAACTGGGAGTATTTTTGTTACTACATTATCCCAGTTTTCTTTAACCTCTATGTCAGTTGAGTTTTTTCCATACTTAATTACAATGCCTCTGTCAGCTCCTATTGTTTCTTTTACTCCAATAACCCAGTTATCTCTATATAAGTGTCCTCCCCATTTTTCAACAACGATTGAGATTGCCTCTTCTAAACTTTTTCTAATCACTCTAGTAGAATTAATCCTTGTAATATCTGATATTGTTGTAAAAGGTGTACCAACATCACAAGCACTATTTAAATGATCCAATGCATCATTGCAATTTTTATCAACGACATTTGAATCAACGATTACATAGTTTTGAGAGTCTTTCCAAAGATGATATCCTTTTACAGATACTTTGGTGTTTTTCTTTTCTGGATTAGTTAATCTAAATCCTTGCTCTCCCCATCTTGTTTTTGCTCTTATAATCATTCCTTCTTGAAGATATGGTAAGTCTTCAATTGATGATTCAATAGTTATATAGTAGTCGCCATTGTCTTCTATAAAGACTTCTGCTTTATTAGGATGTAATATTTTTAATCCATTGTGGTCAAATAATCTCTCGTCTGCATCATAAACTTTAATCATTACAACCACCTCGACTTCGGTTCAATTTCTATTTTGGTTAAAGTTCCTGTCCAAGAAATAGTATTATTTCCTACTTCTAGTTTTGGAAATTCTCCAAGCATATTTCTATTCTTATAAACTCCTTCCAAGTATGCCTCTTCTTTTAAGCTATCAACTATTACTTTGTTTTCTCCATTTGGGAATGTATATTTAAATATGTTTATTCCATTAACTGCTATTTCAATTGTTCCAGAACCTTCAAGCATAAAAATAGGCTTAGAAACTTCTAAGCCTTTATTTTCAACTTCAACTGATGTTTGAGTAGTAATACTTAAACTAACCTTGCTTTCATCTTTTAAATACTTGTATGGTTGAACATGAAATTTAACTGTTGCCTTTCTAATTTGTAACAGTCTTTCATAATCTACATCATCAAATATACTAGCAATATACACTTTATCTGGTTCATCGCTTAATATGAGCTCACCATCTCCTGTGAAGTATTTTATTACTTCATCAATATCATAATTTCTAGCTAGTCCTATTCCTACATTTTTTGTATAACTTTCATATCCTACTTTTTCTATAATATCTCCATCTCTACCATCGATTTCGATTTTATCTACTTTCATTTTTGGTTTAGTAATTGGTGGCGTATTTGTGATAATAAGTCCTTCTATTTCTTTACTTGATTTATTTTTCCATGTTATTTCTGCCATTATCCATACACCACCTTTTCTACATTATCAATTACTAATTCTCCAAACACGTCTTCTGATATTCTTATACTCATACCATTTAGAGCTTGTTGAAAAGCACTAACCAAATTATCTTTTGAATATGAGTCAGCATTCATTCCAATATTATCTACATCAGCAGTCATACCAACATTGAAGTCAGTAGGAATTGCATCTTCCATCATATCAGAAACATTATTCATTTCTTGAGTAAAACCTTCTCCTAAACCTAAAGCAAGATTTGAACCAATCTCGTCTCTAAATACTCTTGATGGAGAATGAATACCAAAGAAACTTTTAATACCATTAAGAATTGACTTACCAAAACCTTTGATTTTATCAAGCACCCAATCTTTAGCATTATTGATACCATTCCATAAACCTTGAATTAAGTTTTTACCTACTTCAGCTAATGACCCTATACCATTTTTAAATCCATTAACTAATGCAGATACGATTTGTGGTACTGCTTTTACTATTTCTACAATGATTGTAGGCAAGTTCTTAATCAATGCAACAAATAACTGAACTCCTGCCATTATAATTTTATCGATGTTCCCAATTAAGGCATTAACTATTCCAGTTATTATTTTTGGTATAGCATTTACAATGGTTGTTATAATTTGAGGAAGTGCTTGTATAAGTGCAATAAGTAAATCGATACCTGCTTGAATAATAAGAGGTATTGACTCCATCAAAGCAGTAAGTAACCCATCAATTATTTGTGGTATTGCCTCAACTATTGTTTTTATAATGTCTGGCAAAGCACCAATTAACGATGTAAGAAGTTCTATTCCAGTTTGAATTATTTGTGGTATTGAATTTAATAAAAATGTCACGATACCATTTATAATTTCTGGAAGTGCTGCTATAAGAATTGGAAGTGCAGTGATTAATCCTTGTGCTAGTCCCATTATCAATTGAAGTGCTGCATCCAAAAGCATCGGTAGGTTTTCAATTAAGCCATTAACAATTGTGATAATTGCTTGAACTGCAGTTGGTATTAATGTAGGTAGTAACTCTCCTATTCCTTCTATTAAAGAAGTAAATATAACTACAATTGCATCCATTAATAGTGGTAGGTTTTCCACCAATGTTTCTATTATTGTGGTTAATGCCGTAACTACGGTTGGAATAAGCTCTGGAATTAAATTCAATATAGTTTCAAGTAAACTAGAAAAAAGTTCTGTGACTGCCTCTAATAAGGTTGGCAACATTTGACCTATTGCACCTAAAAGAGCATCCAGAACCGTTGGTAGAACTGATACTATATTATTTAAAACTGGAGTTATATTTTTAATAACCGTATTTAATGAGTCAGCTAGGTTTTTAACCAAAACTTGCATATCTGCATCAGCATTACCAAATCCAGTTAGTAAATTTTCAAATGCACTTTTCATAGCATTTGCTGATCCTGATATTGTCTTTTCAGCCTCTGCCGCTGTAGTACCTGTTATTCCCATTTCAGTTTGAATAACATGAATTGCACTATAAACATCATTTAAGTTAGAGATGTCATATTTAACACCACTGATTTTCTCGGCATCTTTCAATAACCTTTCCATTTCAGTTTTAGTACCACCATATCCTAATTTTAAGTTATCCAACATTGTATAGTTTTGTTTTGCGAAACCTTGGTATGCACTTTGAATTAAGGACATATCAGTACCCATCTTATTAGCGTTATCTGACATATCAACTATGGCTTGATTTGCTGCTCTTGCTGCTGCCTCAGTATCTCCATTTAATGATGATATTAAACTAGCACTAAAAGATGTAACTGTATTCATATATTCATTTGCAGAAAGTCCTGCTGTTTTATAAGCATTGTTGGCGTCATTAAAAACTTGTTTTTGTGCTGCAAGAAGTGAGTTATATTTTCCTTCTACTTCTCCTACACTTTTACCAACACTTGCTGCATACTCTTCAACCGAAGATGCCTCTGTACCAAATAGAGTTTTAACACCACCTTCAAGCTGTTCAAATTCTGCATAAGCTGATACAACTTTAGATGCTAGAGCAACTGCCGCAGCTCCTGCCGCAACAGCTACTGCTCCCATTGTTGCACCTATTCCTTTTAAGACTGAACCTAGTTTTTCAAACTTGCCATTGCTATTTTCAGCTTTATTTCCTGCATCATCTATATCATTTCCCATCTTATCTGCACTTTTAGATACATCGTCCATTTCAGTTCCAGCACTATCAAGTGCAGCCTCGTTGGTTTTCAACTCTTTTTCCATAGAATTTAATTCAGCAGTAGCGTTATTTAATTTAATTTGCCATTCTTGAGTTCTTTTATCATTTTCTCCAAAAGACTCGGAAGAGTTATTTAAGGCATTTTTTAATAATTCTATTTTTTGTTTTTGTGTATCTATTTCCTTATTTAACACCTGGTTTTTAGCTGTTAATGATTGTATAGAAGTATCGTTTTTACTGAATTGGGATTCAACTAACTTCATTTCAGATCCTAGAACTTTAAAACTTTGATTGATACTATAAAGAGCACTTTTGAATTCCTTTTCTCCCTCGACACCAATCTTCAATCCGAAATTATCTGCCATTATAACTCACCTCCTTAAATCCCATCTGGAATAATATCGTCTATAAAGACCTCTCTTTTTGGTTTAGCTATTCCATTAAATTGTCTATGGCATTCCCATAAATCTAGTAATAATCCAAAAGGCATAAGCCATACTTCGTCATAAGATAGATTTAGATGAGCTAAACCGTAATATAAAAGTCGAGTAAATAATTCTTCATCACTTACTCGACTTCCACGTTTTTTGAATTTTCTTCACTTTCAATATTTCTTTTTGTTCCTTTATATAAACAATCTGTTATCGCTTGTTTATAATCAGCTAAATCAAATGGAGTTGTTAAGACTTCAACTTCTTCTTCAGTTAATAACTCTTTTTGATTATCTTTGTTTTTAATGTTATGAATTAAAATTGATTGATTTGCTAAAAGACATATAAGCCATACTATTTCTCCTAGAGCCATTTCAAAGTTTTCAGCCTTCATTAGTTTATCTCCTAAATTCTCTAAACCACCATATCTTCCTGCTATCTCCTTTGTTGCTTTTGTTGTTAAGATTAGCTCATATTCCTTATCACCAACTTTAATTTTACTTACTCTATCAGTTTCCATTACTTACCTCCAGTTTCTATTTTCCACTAGTTTGTGTACTTGTTGTTGCATATGTAGGCTCGTATACAGAGTTGTACCAATCATTTATAGTTGCTGCTGTTACACCTGTATCACCTTCAGTTACTTCTGCTTTCCAAGGATGTTTTCCATTTGCATCTGGTTTATTTCTGCATAATACTGTACCTTCAATTGATGGTGTAGAGAATGTAATTGAATCACCTTTTGTTGCAAGACTTGCTGCAGGTATTCCAAACTTAACTCTATATAACCAATAATATTTATATTTACCATTTGATTTTTTTGCTCTAAATCCAATTGCAACAGGACTTCCAGCATCTTGACCACCTGATATCAAAACATTATTTTTATCTACTTGAGCTCCTGTTAAATCCGCTGCCACACTAATTCCAATATCATCAACACCTAGTGTTAAAGTACCACTTTTAAATTCCTTTACTATTTCTGCTGCAACATCATCAGCATAAAGAGTTGCCTCTGCAAGCTCTACAGATAATTCAGCAGATATAGCTTTTGCAAGGACAGTTGGTGTAGCATATGTTTCATTACCAGATGCATCTTCTGTAATTTTTGAATAATATAATTTATCTAAACCTATTGTAGCCATTTACATTTCCTCCATTTCATAATATTTTGCTACGTCTATGTTGTAATGATGAAATCCAGTATCGTTTTCATATTCAACATATCGTTTATCTGTTATCGTAAAGTTGTTATTTAATAAGCCCTTTACGATTTTCTTTTTTAATTGCATATAGTTTCCTTTTGTAAAAATAGATAGTCTTACTTCTGATGTTTCATACTTTGGTTTGTCATCACAAAATAATGAAAAGTTATCTGATATAGGAACTAAAACAACATACTCATCTAATGCTTTGTCGCTTAATTTAGCTGTTTCAGTTTGTATCGACATATCACTCAAAAGTGTATTTAATTCGGATAATACTGTCATATGTTGTTTACCTCCTTATCAAATGTTGATTTCATTACTTCTATGCATTTTGCTTTTGATGATGCTTTTGCAGGTTTCATAAATGGTTTAGCAACTTGACCTGATTTTCCATATTCAATAATATTGGCTAATTTTGCGTTGCTAGTTCCATCTCTTCTTGTTTCTGCAAATCCAACTTTAATATTGTAATTTCCATTCCTATCAAGCCTTACTTCTGATAGTCCTAATGCTCCCTCAAGCTCTCCTGTGGATCTTGATTTGTATTTTGTACCACTCCCCACTACTGAACTTAAATTGCTTTTTACTTTTGAAAGAACTACCTCTCCTCCAGCTTTTAGCATCTTTTCACAAATTTCATCAGTCTTATTTCCAAGCTTTGATAATTTTTGTAGATATTCTTCAGGTAATTGCACATAAGCCTTAGCCATTTTGAATCACCTTCTTTGCTAGAATTTCAATATACATATTTTTTCCTTTAACATCTTCAATTGAAGTAATTTCAAAGTTCTCATCATCACATAAAATAGTCATATCAGTTGAGAGTTTTGTTCCTGGAATAGCACGAATAATAAAGAGGTCAGTCGCCTCAGTAAAAGTAGTTCTATTTGCCCACTTTTCACTTCCGTGTCTGCCCTCTCTATATCCTCTAACTCTTGCAACTGTTATTTCTTGTTTTGTTGAGAAACCATCTTCATCCTTTACATTTTGGATACTTTTTATTTCAATAAATTTATTCATTTTACCAAAGCTCATGGGCTACACCTTCCAATCTCTATTAAGTCTTAATAGTAGATTTACTGTGTTCCATACTTGGCTTGATGCATTTACATTGTCAGCAAAGAAACCACCAGTTGAGCCATCTCTACTTTCATAGAAATGACTTACAAGCATAATAATTGCTTGTTTTGTTGTTTCTGACATTTCATGTTCTTGATAGTATCCTTCTTCTATATGCTGATAGCTTTCTGCATAAGAGATTGCAGCAGTGATGAATTGTTTTAGTAATTCATCATCTACTGAATGTTCTAATATAAGATTTTGTTTTACTTTAATTAATAACTCTTCAATCACTGCTATTTACCTCCATTCACTATTTTGTAGTAGTTGTTGTTGTATTTGTAGTAGTTGTTTTTTCAGCAACAACTTTTAAGATTTGAACTGCCTCTGGAAGTACTAATTTTCCATCAACTCTTTCTTTTGCAACATAACCAATCATTCCATTACCAGCGAATAATTCTGTTAATTGTTTGAATGATCTTACACCTCTATCACCGATGTTGTAATAACTAAAATCACCAAATGCAATTGAGTCTTCTGGTGCATATTGAGAAGTATATACCGGATAACCAAGTAATCTATCTGGTTCTCCTTGTACTAATGATGGTTGCCACATATATGCTCCATTTCCATCTTTGTAAGTTCTAATTGTTGCTATCATTTTGTCATTCATAATAAATGCAGCATTTTTTCTATATGCTCTTTTTAAGTTATATACAAGTTCTATAATTGCATCTGCTCCTGTTGTTTTTGCTGTTATATAAGTACCACCACCAGTTGTTGCAAATATACCTGTAGGTTGTCCTTCTCCTGTTCCATTTAAAAACGCATTCTCTTCAGCATTTCCGATTGCCTTACCAAAGCTATCAATCAAGAAATTCTCTAAACCGAATGCGTTATCATATAATAATTCTTCTGTTACTTTAACTGCAACGTGTAATTTATGTGCATCTAGGATTTTTTGGTCGAATGCTGCTTCTCCAAAAGATAAAGTGTCACCTTCTTCAATCCAAGCTGCTGCAGGTGCAGTACTTGCAATATTTATTTTGTGTTCTCCACTTGTTTTAATATTTGTAGCTAAACTACGAACAATATTATTTTCTTCTAATTTTTGGATTAATCTAGTGTCATATTCATCTGGTACTAAATATCCTCCATCTGCATCTACACCTTCTTGTAAGACATTTGATACTTGTCTAAAGTTTGAACGTAATGCAGTTAACATTGCATCTTTATATTCATTTGATGCTCTTCCTGTTTTTACTTCGTTATCAACTTTTGATGGTCTTGTAACGATAGGAGTATTAACAGGTTTATTTAATTCATTCTCCATATTTTCCATTGCCTCCATTCTTTCAATTTCCTTACTATAGTTTTTAATTTTTTCTTCCATTGAGTTATAAGTTTCAGCATCTTCTTTTGAAAGAAGTCCGTCCTTATCTCTTTTACTTTCTACAAAGGCTTTAGCACCTTCCCAAGCTTTATTTCTGGCTTCTCTTAATTCTAAAATAGTCATTTTTATTACCTCCAATTTCTTATTAATTCCAGACGTTCTAATAAACTGTCTGATGCTATTTCATTTTTTGTTTTCTGTGCTATCTTGCACTTTTCTGCCATCTTCTCCATTAATGAGTTAGTAACAGATGCACGAGAAAACGTCATGCTTACATTAGGAACTTCAAGCTCATCATCTTGTGTATCTCTTTGCATTATTTCATCTGCAAATCCCATCTCTATGGCACTATTAGCATCCATCCATGTTTCTGCATCCATAAGGTGTGATAACTTTGCTCTTGATAATCCTGTTTTGATTTCATATGCATTGATGATTGATTCCTTAACTTCATCAAGCATAGCTATGGCTTTTTGCATTTCAGCTGTATCTCCTGCTGCTATTGTTGCAGGATTGTGGATCATAATCATTGATACTGGAGATACGATTACTTTGTTTCCAGCCATTGCAATTACTGATGCTGCACTCGCTGCAATTCCATCTATTTTTACTGTTACATTACCTTTGTAATCCATCAGCATATTGTAGATTTGAGCCGCTGCAATGCAGTCACCACCTGGAGAATTAATCCATACGGTAATGTCTCCCTCACCACTATTTAATTCATCTTTAAATAATGCTGGTGTTACTTCATCATCGAACCATGACTCTTCAGCTATTGTTCCATTTAGAAACAGTATTCTTTCTTGACTTTGAGTTTCGGTTTCCTGATTTGTTATCGTTTTGTTCTTCCAATTCCAAAACTTCTTCATTTTTTTCCTCCTCTCCTTTAGGTCTATATGCTGCACCTACTTCAGTGATTGGCATCATGTTTCCATTTACCATGTATGTGTTTCCACCTTCTTCATCTGGAATTAAATCTAGATTTTCAAGTTCTCTAACATCATTTGGTGACATGAATCCATTTTGTATACCAATGCTATATCCACTCATTCTGCTTTGATAATCTCCACGAAGTAAGCCATCAACATTAAACTTAATAAAATATTTTTTCTTTTCTTCTTTAGTTAATAACGACCTTATAAGTGTTTGCTCCCATCTTGAAACCCAAGGGTCAAGCGTATATTTCACAAACTCCAATGATTGTTGCTCTATATTAGAAAAACTCGACTTTTCAAGGTCACCAACCATATGTGGTGGGACTCTAAAAATTCGAGCTATCTCATTTATTTGAAATTTACGAGTTTCTAAAAATTGAGCTTCATTTGGAGAAATAGAAATAGGAGTATATTTCATACCTTCTTCAAGTACAGCTACTTTGTGAGAATTTTGGCTACCTCCAAAAGTTTCAGTCCAACTTTCTCTTACTTTAGTAGGGTCTTTTAATGTGCCTGGATGCTCTAACACACCACTTGGTGCTGCTCCATTTGCATAAAATTTACTACCATATTCTTCTGCTGCAATTGCAAGACCTATCGCATTTTTAGCCATTGCAATCGGAGAATATCCAACCAATCCATCAAACCCTAATCCAGGAATATGTAAGACATCAGTTTCACTTAATCTCACTGTTGTTTCTTTATTAATTGGAACATCATCTGTGCTTGTTAAATATTCGTAGTAAAGTTTTCCCTTTTCATCTCTATTAACTGTCATCCTATCTGGCATAAGTGGATACAATGCTATGATTTCTCCCTTTCCATTTCTTATGATTTGTGCATAAGCATTACCCCATAATAAAAGATGAGTCATAAGTGTTTCTCTAAACACAAATGATGTCATCTCTGGATTAGGTTCATCATGCAATAAAAAATATAATGGATGTTCTATAGCTTTTTTCTTACTTCCGTTTTCATCGTATTTGTAAAAATGCAAAGGCAAACTTGCTACCGCTTCTGACAAAATTCTTACACAGCTATAAACTGCTGTCATTTGCATTGCTGAACGCTCATTTACTCTTTTACCACTTGTTGTTCCTCCCATAAAAAAGCTATAATTACTTCCTGTCGTTCTATCTTTAGGTGCATCCCTCGACCTAAATATGCCACTAAAAATTCCCATATCTAATCATCTCCTTCTATAAGAATAAAATTCCTCTGTTATCATAGACACTTTCACTTAAACTGCTACCACATCTAATTGCTCTATCAAGTGCCATAATAGTTGCAATTACTCCATCTATTTTTTCAGTAGACTTTTCTTTATCTGCTTTTATATTTCCAGCAGGGTCAGTTTTAATAAAGACATTGTCCATATTCCATCTTAAAATTGGATGACCTCCATGACGAAGTTTCTTTTCAAGTGTTAGTTTCATTAATTCTTTAGTTGGTGGACTCATGTCTTTAAATCCCTGTCCAAATGGAACAACAGTAAATCCCATGTTCTCTAAATTTTGAACCATCTGTACTGCTCCCCATCTATCGAATGCAATTTCTCGAATATTAAATTTTTCTCCTAACTTTTCTATAAACTTTTCAATATAACCGTAATGAACTACATTCCCTTCAGTTGTTTGTAAGAAACCTTGTCTTTGCCATACATCATAAGGAACATGATCCCTTTTAACTCTCAAATCAAGAGTATCTTCTGGTATCCAAAAGTAAGGTAGAACAATATATTCTTCCTCATCATCTATTGGTGGAAAGACTAAAGAAAAAGCCGTTATATCTGTTGTGGATGATAAGTCTAATCCTCCATAACATACACGACCTTCTAATTCTTCTTCTATAATTTTTCCACCACACAAATCCCATTTTTCCATAGGCATCCATCTTATTGATTGTTTTACCCATTGGTTGAGTCGCAATTGCCTGAATGCATTTTCTTCTCCAGGATTTTGTTGTGCTGATTCACAAGCAGCTCTTACTTTATCCTCAGCAACTGTTATTCCAAGTGACGGATTTGCTTTTCTCCATACTTTTGGATCAGTCCAATCTTCGCTTTCATCAGCACCATAAATTACTGAATAAAATGTAGGGTCAATTTTATTTCCTTTTTCAATATCTTTTGCCTTTTGATGTATTTCATAACAAATTGAGTTAGTATCATTTCCTGCTGTTGTAATTAAGAAATACAAAGGTTGCATTCTTGCATCACCAGAACCTTGAGTCATTACATCATACAATTTCCTATTAGGTTGTGTGTGTAATTCATCAAATATAACGCCATGAGTATTGAAACCATGTTTATTAGCAACATCTGCAGATAACACTTGATAAGAACTATTTGTTGGTTTGTATATTAGTTTTTTCTGCGACTCTAATATTTTTACTCTTCTTGATAATGCAGGACAGAACTTAACCATATCTACTGCAACATCAAATACAATTTTCGCTTGGTTTCTATCTGCAGCACACCCATACACTTCAGCTCTTTCTTCTCCATCACCACAAGTTAGTAACAGTGCTACTGCCGCTGCAAGTTCTGACTTACCTTGCTTTTTAGGAATTTCAATATAAGCAGTATTGAATTGTCTGTATCCATTAGGTTTAAGTACACCAAAGATATCTCTGATGATTTGTTCTTGCCAGTCTATTAATTCAAAGTGCTTTCCTGCCCACGTTCCTTTTGTATGACAAAGGCTCTCAATAAAAGCAACTGCAAAATCTGCTGCATCTTCATCATAGTAGCTTGTTTTAGCCATAAACTTTGTTGGCTTATAGTTCTTTAACTTTCTCAATTTATCATCTCCCTTCCACACAAAAAGCACTCCATAAATGAAGTGCTTTCAAAAAATATTTATTTAGTTTTATTTTTCTTGAGTTCTATGTATTGTTTTAATGATGTGTTCTTGTTCCTTAATATCAACACCTATTGACTCAAGTGCCTCCCTTGTTCCACAATCGGGACATATTGGTGTTTTATTATCTCTTCTTGATATTGCAGGATGTCCTTGATATTCTGCTCCACATTTTGGACATTTTCTTGTCCTATTCAATTCCTTCTTCATCTTCTATCCTCCCACTTTTACTTTTATTCAGAGCATCTACTAAATAATCTGGATTAAAACCAAACCTTAAATATCCTTCAAGGCAAGTTCCCAAATAATGTTGACTTGGTATTCCAAGTTCTCTATCTTCATGCATTATATAAACATAGGCTTTTCTAATTCTTATCTTTTTTGATTTAATTCCTTTGATTGGAAGATACATTTCAGTTTTGTAATAAAACTGTGGGCATCCTTCATATCTATCAAGTGCAAGTTCATCACTTTCTTTTGTTTCCCAAATTACTACTGGTACTTGTTCGCCTTTCTTTTTTTCAATGGTTAAATAAGAACCTGTCTTACTACCTTTAAATAATAATTCATAATCCTTAATAACCGATGTTCCAATAATCCTTGCTGTTGGACATCTGTATTTCATCTGTCTAACATTTAAATTACTACCGTAAGCTATATAATATCTCCTCTCCATAAGATATCCTCCTTTCTTTTTCAAGGGATTACCCTTCTACCACCTTAAGGGCAGTCAATGCTGCCGATTAAAGTACCAGGAGGCTAATTCCTTGAGCTTACTCTTTTTTGTCTAAATGCTGTGTCACCTTCAAGTCTTTTTGTTAATACATCTCTTGCTGTTTTAAATTCATCTCCAATGAATCCTAATCTTAATAACCATGTTCTCATTGCATATTTTGGATTATCATTTTGTTGTCTTTTGGCTGATGCAAATTTCACATCTTTTGCCATTTGACTTAATGCTAGGCAAAATTGAATGTAGCTTTTTAATTGTCCTGCATGAAGTCCATTTTGTTTTCCTTCTGCTGGTGGATCAAATTGAAATAATCTAAATTCAATAGTTCCTTTTGTAAATGTTGCATGGAAGTTTAGCATATGGTATCTGCTATCGTTGTAATGCTGATTTCTATAATAACTAGCATTTTGTGTTTGATACCAAATGTCTGCGAATTTTGACATTGTCTTTGGTTTCTTTCTATTAAGTACTCTTAAGAACTCTGGATTAACTGTTCTGCAATATCTAGCCATTCTCATTGAATCAAGTTTTAATGCATCTGCTATCAACAATTCATGACTTGCCATAATGTTTGCTAGGTTTCTCATTGTTTGAGGTGTGTGTCCATCTGCTCCTATGTGGATGTGAACTCCGCATCCTCTTGTTGCATCACTCTTTGCACCTGCTTTCCTTAAAAGTCTTATTAGTTCCTGTAATGTTTCAATATCGTCATACTTTAATATTGGTGTTACCAATTCACATTTTTTACTTTCTACTCCAGAAATACTTGTATCTCTTTGAAACTTCCATTCTCTTCCGTCACTTGACCAGGCAGACCATGTTAAGTATCCATTTCTATTATCTGTGTATTCATATCTGCCTGTTCCAAATAACTCGGCTGCTATCTTTGCAGCTTTCTCTCTGGTTATGTTATTCATTTCAACTTCTACTCCGATTGTTTGTTCTTTCATTTTTTCGGATTGTCTTATTGCTTTTTCACTCATCTTACTCACCTTTCTTTATATAAGATTTCCTCTTTTTGTTATGTATATATATCACTCTAAAAGGCATATATATCAAGTCATTTAGGCAAAATAAGTGTATATTTTTTGCTATATTTTGATACATTTGTCGACATTGTAAATAACATTTAAAGAACTACCATTGTCCCAGGCAACCATAATTGATCCAGTATCATCTACACCAATTACAGTTCCTTCTGTTCCAAGTGGTGGAGCCTTCATATCATCCATTCTAACAAGTTTTACTCTTGTTCCTTTGGGATATTCTTTTCTTATTTTTTCAACTATTTCTTGTTTTGGAAACATCATGTTGTTTACCTCCTTGCACTACATATATCACTCTAAAACACATATTTATCAAGTCATGTGTGCATAATACTCAATTCCAGATAAAACAAAGTAAACACATGGAAGTGCTACTCCATTTCCCCATAACTTATATTCAGCTGAATCAGAATGTGGATTTTGTAGCCATTTGATTATTTGGCTATCAGTTTTTTCTCTTTTATTCTTTCCTTCTGCTCTTGAACTTTCATTAAATATTTCTCTCCAATATTCAACCTCTTCTTTGGTTGGCTCTTTTGTTTCCAAATTAGAACACCACCAATCTGGGAAACCTTGAAGTCTTGCACATTCTTTTGGTGTAAGTCTTCTAACCTTCAACTTATCATTTACTATTGGTGGATCCATATAATCAGTTGCGATTAATGTATTAGCTAGATTTTCACTTGCTCTAATATGAAATGAACTCTTACTTGTTGAATAAACAATTGCTACTCCACCTTGATTTGAATTAGGAAAGTTTCCATTTGTATCAAGTGTTCTTGATGTTTCAGTTTCGTAGACATTATTTCTTGCATTCTTTGTCCCTTCAGATGTTAGTCTTACATCATAATTTTTTGAATGAACAACGAATGGTTGGTTATTACCACCAGTTCCATAAGTTGATAATATTGTTGGTGCTATATCCAATGGTCCTTTATATCTTAAATCTTGTGAATGGTTTTCAAATAAATCTAACTTGCCTGATTCTCTAATGCTATCTTCAATGTTTCTGGAAGAGTCCTGCCACGACTTGAAGCTCTCCTTAGAATACCCTGACAAGCCCTCTGACTCAAATAGTATTTTTGAGGCACTGTTTCCTCCAAAATCTGCGACAAGGTAGATACGATTTCTTCTCTGGGGAACTCCCCAAAACTGAGCATCAAATACTCGCCATGCGATTGAGAAATCATCTCCCATAATCGTTCCTGCTTGTTGCCACTTTGCAGGTTTAGGAATAGACAATTCTTGATGTTTGACTTTGCAGATTTCTTCAAGGACACTTTTGAAGTCGTCTCCTTTGTTTGAAGAGAAGGCTCCTGTGACATTTTCCCAGACAATATATCTTGGCTTTTCTCCATTAGTTGCACACCTCATTTCTTTTACTACTCTTATTGCTTCATAAAAAAGATTAGACCTACTTCCGTCTAATCCCGCTCTTTTACCCGCTATCGACATATCCTGGCATGGACTTCCAAATGTAATTATATCTACGGGCTCTACTTCATTTCCTTTTATTTTAGTGATATCACCATAATGCTTTACTTTGGATAATCTTTTAGTTGTTACCCTTATTGCAAATGGCTCTATCTCTGAACTCCATATAGGTTTAATACCTGCTAACATCCCACCCAATGGAAAACCACCACTTCCGTCAAATAAACTTGCAAGTGTTAGTTCTTTATCCATTATCAACTTCTACCTCTTTAACTAAATCTTTATACAATATCTTTACACCATCTCTAATTACATACACATTTTCACTATCGTTAGTATCTTCAACATATCTTCTTAAAATAACTGATGCATACTTTTCATCAAGTTCCATTGTGTAACAAATTCTATTCATTTGCTCACAAGCCATAAGTGTTGATCCACTACCACCAAATGTGTCTATAACAATAGCATTAGCTTGAGTTGAATTGTTTATTGGATAAGCTAATAAATCAAGTGGTTTAGAAGTTGGATGATTTGAGTTCTTTTTAGGTTTATCAAAGTTCCAGATAGTAGTTTGTTTTCTATCTGAATACCATGGATGTTTTCCATTTTGTAAAAAGCCATATAATACAGGTTCATGTTGCCATTGATAATCTGAACGACCTAGTACTAAACTATCTTTTACCCATATGCAACAACCTGCTAAATGAAATCCTGCATCTATAAAAGCTTTTCTAAAATTCAAGCCTTCTGTATCAGCATGGAATACATATGCAGCTCCACCGTTTTCCAAATGGTCTGCCATATTTTTAAATGATAAATATAAGAACTCATAGAAGTCATTGTTATCCATACTATCATTTTGGATTGTTAATCCATCAGAACTTTTGAAAGCTACGTTGTAAGGTGGGTCGGTTAAGATTAAGTTTGCTTTTTTATCTTCCATTAGTTTTGCTACATCTTCACTTGATGTTGCATCACCACACATCAACTTATGCTTTCCTACAGACCACACATCCCCTCTTTCAACAAAACTTGCTTTTTCAAGGGCAGCAGTTAAATCAAATTCATCTTCTTTTACTTCTTTGTCATCTACTCCAAATAAGTCAGCTAGTTCTTTTTCATCAAAACCTGTAAACTCTAAATCATATCCTAGATTTTGTAACTCTTCCATTTCTATTTTTAATAATTCGTCATCCCAACCTGCATCCATTGCCATACGGTTATCTGCTAAAATATATGCTTTCTTTTGAGCATCAGTTAAGTAGTCAACGAACACACATGGTACTTCTTCTATTCCTTCTTCTTTAGCTGCCATCAATCTTCCATGACCAGCGATTACATTAAACTCTCTATCAATTATTATTGGATTAACAAATCCAAATTCTCTAAGTGAAGAACGAAGTTTCAATATTTGTTCTGCCGAGTGTGTTCTTGCATTATTCACATAAGGAACTAATTTATCAATTGATATTAGTTGCATTTCTGTTGTTGTTTTAGACATTTTATCCACCTCCTAAAAAAGTCCCCATTCAGCGAATTTCTCAAATCCACCGATAGACTCAATGTAATCTTTAGCAATGTTTACTATTTCTTCATAAGGTCTTCCATCTACTTCTTTATCACCAATAGCACATGATATCTTCACAACTTCATTAGTTTCTTGGGCTTTCAAAAAAGCATAAATATTTACTGATACATCTGCCTTTGATAAGTCCTTACCATGAAGTCCTCCACCAGTTACACCATCTGCCATATCAGATCCTAACTTTCTATTTGTAGCACCTGTATCAACATCAGTGCCTCCAGTCCAATCTCCTAATGGATTAATTATTGCATCTTGATACAATTCTTTTAATTCTTCAGTTTTGCAATTGCTTTGACAAATTATTAATTTTTCTTTATCTAAAATGTACTTACCATCACTTGGGTATTTTTCATAAATAAAACGAGCAATTTCTGATAACTTCTTTTGCTCGTCTGTTAAAGGTACTCCCTTAAATATTCCGTTGTCACCACATCTTATTTCTTCCTCTTGGTTTTTAGATAAGTGTATATCTTGTGGCACTAATACGACATCTTTCGACATATCTCCTGCTATTCTTGTGATGATATTTTCTATATCTTCCTTATTAAAATCTACTGATGTTTCAACAATTACATGACAAACTCCATGTCCTATTAAAACCTCAACTGCTATTTTAGGATTTTCTTGTAACTTATATCCTAAATCTACTATTGCACCTGCTATTCTATCCGCTACTTTATCTGGGTGCTTTGGATTAACTTTTTCTATCATTATTTTCTCTCCTCTCTTGCTCTTAGCAATCTTTCCATCAAATCATTTTGTGGTGCAGCATCTTCATAAGCTGTGCTACAATTTTCTTTTACAATTTGGAATATCTCATTCCATAACCTAACCGCCTGGTTCATATAATTAATACCAATATTTATAAATGGCGATGGTATTGGTTTTTGTGTTGTTGGATGCTTTGATAAAAGTCCTAACTTGTTAGTTAGTTCTTCACATTGAATCCATCTGGCACTACACATTGAATATCTTTCTAAAAGTTGTGGTGAGATTTTTTGAGCACAACCTACTTTTTTAAGCCACTCCCAAGTTTCCTGATATATCTCTTTTGCCTGTAGTTCATTTCCATCACGTTGTTTTTCAGATAAGAAATCGTGTGGCTTTGGCATCTCGGCTCCTTCAATTTCTGGTATGTCTAATGTTTCCAAAGTTCTACCACCAGGATTACCGTTTTGTGCTTTTTCTTTTACTGCTGATTTTTTTCTTCCAGCACCAATTCTAGCACCGCCTCTACCGCCGATATTGTTTGATTTTGTGGGCATTTAATCTCACCTCCCTTTAATACCCTTTTGAATTCGCTTTTTTTACACATAAGACCCCACGCCCGTTGCACTGCTCTTACTTTTTAGAGATTTGACTCCCCCTACCTATAATATTTTGGTTTAGGTTTCCATCTATCTCCTCGTTCAGCATGAATCGTTGCATGGCATGATTTACAAAGTGAAATCAAATTCTTTCTGTCATGTGTTCCACCTTCTGCAAGAGGTAATCTATGATGTACCTCTTCCATCGCTCTGTACACACCTTGTTCCAAACACTTCTCACACAAAGGGTGCTCTTTTGCATAGCTATCTCTTATTCTTTTCCAAACTCGTCCGTACCTTTTCTTTACTTCTGGACTTCTATCGTATTGTTCATACCTTTTGTTTTCTTGTTTCTCATGTTCTAAACAAAACCTACCGTCTGTTAATCGTGGACATCCTGGGTAAGAACATGGACGCTTTGGTTTCTTCGGCATCTTTCCTTTTCCTTTCTTGCATAATAAAAGCCCTACAGGTTTCCCCATAAGGCTTTCATCATTCTAATTTCTTCCATTATAATAATATCACAAGACCATAGTCTCATACTATCACATTTACTCTCATCTTAACTTGGAACTACAATTTCTTTCAAAGCTGAACTATGCATACGGTGTATATGCTGTATTGAGTAGTTCATATCAACAGATATTTGTTCCCAAGTGTTGAAACACAAGTACCTCTTTTCAAGAAGTGTTTGGTATTCAATGTTAGGAACTGCTCTTATAACTTCCATTATCTCTTGCTTTAGGTTTATTAACTTTTCTATGTCTTCCTTAAGCTTGTCTTCCAAATCAATTATTTTAATAATGCAATCTTCCATTCTTGATCCACCACGATTAGGACTCTTTGGCATATCCGAAATGGTAGACGTGCATCTTGTTGCTAATTCGTTTAAGGATGCTATCTGTTGTGTCTTTGATGTTATACGTTCATCTAGATAATGAGCCTGTAACAAATATTCTTTTGCTGTCATATTTTAACCTCCGATTCTTTATGATTACCCTCGGATTTACTCTGATTTACTAAGATTTACTTTTACTGCACTAATCAACGAATCCTGAACTTTGTGTTTTCCTTCTAATGCTTGTATTATTTGTTCATCGATAGTGCCTTTTGAAATAATATGTTCTATTACTACCGTTTTTGCCTTTTGACCTTGACGCCATAATCTTGCATTTGTTTGTTCGTACAATTCTAAAGACCAAGTAAGTCCAAACCATATAATTGTAGAACCACCATCTTGAAGATTTAAGCCATGTCCTGTTGATGCTGGATGAATAAGTGCAACTGATATTTTTCCATTGTTCCAATCTTCGATACTTTTATCACTATCAAGTCTTGCAAATTCAATCTTTTTACTTTTTAGGTGTTTTTCAATTCTTTCAAGATCATGTTTGAACCAGTATGCAACAAGTACAGGTTTTCCATTTGCTGATTCAATTAAATCTTCCAAAGCCTCTAATTTTTTACTATGTACATCTACGAACTCTCCATTTTCATCATATATGGCTCCATTTGCCATTTGTATTAATTTGCTTGATAGTACTGCAGCATTACTTGCTGTTATTTCTCCTCCAGGAAGTTCCAGTACTAAATCTTCTTTTAATTCTTGATATTTATTCCATTCCTTTTCATCTAAAGTTACAGAATAGTTGCTTTTTATTAATTCTGGCATTTCTAAATAATCAGTTGATTTCATAGAAATCGTAATATCGGATATTTGCTTATATATTTGTTCTTCTGCATTTGGTAATGGTTTATAACTGAATATTATTTGACCATTTCGCTTATCTGGTTCAAAGTAGTTGTTTCTATATTCTCCAATAAATCTTCCTAGCCTTTTTCCCATATCTAGCACTTTAAATTCAGCAAATAAATCCATTAATCCATTACTTGATGGAGTTCCTGTTAATCCAACCATTCTTTTAACTCTAGGTCGCACTTTCATAAAACTTCTAAATCTTTGTGAGTTATAATTCTTAAAAGATGATAGTTCATCGATTACAACCATATCAAAGTTAAATTTAGAACCCATTTTTTCAACTAGCCACTTAACATTGTCACGATTAATAATATAAATATCGGCATTGTTCCTCAAAGCAGCTATTCTTTCTTTTTCTGTACCTACTACAATTTCATATTTCAAGTTATGTAGGTGTTCCCATTTTTCTATTTCAGCTTTCCAACTAAATCTTGCAACTCTTAAAGGTGCAATTACTAAAACCTTGTGAACTTCAAAACTATCAAATAATAAATCATTTATTGCAGTAAGTGTTATTGATGTTTTTCCAAGTCCCATATCAAGTAGGACTGCTGACTCGTTGTGAGTTTCAATAAACTCGGTTGCATACTTTTGATAATTATGTGGTTTGTATATCATCGATTACACCTCCTATATCTTCTAAAGTGTCTAACACATATACACTAAATCCTAGTTCTTTTAACTTCTTAATTCTTACAAGTTGGAGTTTTCTTGGTTTTTGTTTTGGTGCTTTCAACTCTACAAAAGCAACCCTACCTTTTGACATTAATACCAGTCTATCTGGAATACCATCTAATCCTGTTGATGCAAGTTTCAAACAAATGCCACCACGCTTTTTAACTTCACTAACTAATTTTTGCTCTATATACTTTTCTCTCATTTTTCCTTACTCCCATCAGTCTTTTAAAGTGATGGTGACGGTCGGTGACGTTCATTTCCATAACTTTTCTTATATATTAATTTTTTTAACTCTATAGAATATTTATAGAAAAGACTGTCACCGAGTGTCACCTTTTTAATTTTCTAGAAATTCTGATTTGAGTTTTAAGCCATAAATTAGCCTTGCTGTTTTTGTTTTTCTTCTTTGAAAACCAGCACTTTCAAGAGCAGTATAAAAATCAGTAGTACTTCTTATGTAGTCACCTACCCTCGAACAGTAGTCCCTATAGGCACTATAAACTTCTCCAGAATTTTCACTAAATGAATTATCAACTTCACAACATTCATCCAGAAATTGTGAAAACCAATCGTTGCTTTCTTTGTACTTATTAATTGCGTTTTCAACTACTGCTGGTTTAGTTAAGTGATACTCATTATCAATTACTCGTTTAGAACCTTCCATTATCCATTTAAGAATTGCACCACCTGCATTTTCATATAAGTAGTCAGCATAATTCTTTATATCTGATGAACCATCAATTACTGCATTAAACGGAATTACTATAAGTCTTCTCCAAGTTCCTTCATCAATTGCACCTACCTTTGGTAGATGGTTTGTATAAAGTACTAAAGTATGAGTTGGTTCAAACTTAAAAGGTTCTTTATATTTTTTCTCGGCATAGATTTCATCGGTAGAACACAACTGCTTTATATTAGAAGTATTAAACCTCATACCTTCTTCAAGTTCTGCTGCAATTACAAGTCGTTTTCCTTTTATCTCTGCCATCTCTGGTTTAACATTTCTCTTGCATCCAACAGTTAAAGTATCAGCTGACATATTGCCACTATAAGTACCTAGTATTTTGGAGATTGTATTCCAGAATGTAGACTTACCATTTCTACCACCACCATAAGCAATAATAAGACCTTCAAGATGCACTTTACCTATTGCAGCAAGTCCTGCTACTTCTTGCACGTATCTTATTAAGTCCTTATCCTCACAGAAGAATGTGTTTAGAGCATCATTCCATATTTCTTCTCCTTCACTAGATGGATCAAGTGTTGTTTGTTTTGTAATGTAATCATCAGCTGAATGTTCATGCTTTTTATCAGCACCAAATCTTAAATCATATGTTGCTGTTGGTGTGTTCAATAAGAACTCATCACTATCTAATCTATCTTGCTTGATTTCAACCATAGGACTTGCCTCTTTTAATGATGCAAAGATATACTTTGAGTCTCTTCTTTTAATTGCATACTTCCTATAAGCTGTTACATCTTCATAGTCTTTGAAAACTCTAGCTTGTTCTTCATTAAATAATCCAACTGCTTTTTTAGGACCGACAGAAGATAAAATATCCCAAGCACCATTTTTAAGCATTACATCAGTTAGTTTTTTTATTCCTACTTCCGCTTCTTCAAGTTGCCTTGTTGTTAGTTCCTGTGATATAGCTTGAGCTTTAGACTTTGACTCCTCCCAGTAACTTCCGTTATAAACAAGAAAGTCTGTCGATGGAGAATACTTTAATTTGTTCTCATACTCTTTTGCTAGTACAGTTGCCTGTCCTACATCTGAATAATCCAATGGTTCTAATATGAAATCTTGGTTGTATTGTTCTGGGTCAACATAGCCTTCTTGATTGGATAACTTCTTATAAAACTTTTTAGCACTATTCCAAATGGATACTAATTCTTCATCTCCTAATGGTGGATCACAAAGAGCAGCTTTTTCCATAAACACTGCATATGCTTTTTCGGTGTCTCCATACTTCTTTATAACTCGACCAGCAAAATGAGATAATGTGGAGTTACGACTACCTTCCTTAATTACCAAACTCTCTGGCATTTTATTCATTTCCATGTTTTCAAATTCATCAGAGTTTAAGTATTCGGTTAAATTAATACTTCCTTGATAGATTTCAACTTCAGCCTCTTTTGTACCAAAGAAGAACCTTGCAGCATCAAGAGCATTTGTATCGAAGTATGGAAATATAGAATTAACCCTTAATTTGATGTCTTTATATTTAGTTGCATCAGTTTCATAATCAATTGGAAATAAAACATGGAACTTTGGACGAGCACTTTTTCCGTTCTTTTCCTTGTTGTTTGACCTGCTGTAATGAATAGCAAATGAAACATCAGGAAATGCCTCTCTTATAATACTTGGTGTTATCCAATCTTCTGGATTATCAGAGTGGTCATTATCACAATCAACAGGAAGACAATCACTTCCTATGAAATTGTCACCATTACGATAGCTGTTTTTATATTCAGCACATACATAATCATGACTAATAGCCTCTTTTAAGCTATCCTCATCAGTCACCAGTTTCTTATGAGGATAACTGCAGTTACTTGGAACTCCAGTAACATCTGAATAATAAATTGTAAACATAGTTTTAACTCTCCTCCTTTAAATCGTGATTGAAATACCTAATTGGCTTTTTTCTCTTCTTCGCAACAGATATCTCTCGTTTCATTCCTTCTGTTATGACATCACCAAAAACCCACACTTCTTTACAAAGTCCTAAAAGAACATAGTTGATTTTATGAATCGCGATGTTTCTTTCAAACAGGTCATCGTCATTTATGAATTGCGGGTATAAAAGATGTGGTGTTATTGGTATGTTTTTCTTTTCAAATGTGAACCTACTATACTCTCTAGCTTTTTGAGTATTCTCTTCTATGTTTCCTCTATATGGAGAACATACATACACAAGTGGGTAGAACTCATCAGTTAGATTGAATTTGTTTAGTAAATCTTTATAATCAAGAATCTCTCCGTCACTTGCCATTATTCTTGCCTCCTTTCTTTGGTTTTGGAGAAACACCTTCTCCTAAATAACAGTCAAAGAAAAAAGGCTATATTTTAGCCTCTCGTTTAATCTTTTTTATAAAATTCACATTCATACCCGTCAGCTCTTAAAAGTAAGCCTTTAATCCAAGGAGGGGTTTCTCCCATTTGTTCACATACCTTTTCAAGCGACATCTCTTTACTACATTCAATTATCATTTCATCATGGACGTGTCCTACTATAAAACAATAAGATAACCTTTGCATTGCATAACACAAGATGTCTCTACTAATGGCTTGTATAATGTTTTCTACAAACTTTGGACCGTAACTTTCTAATCGTTCCCACTTTTTAGTAGCACCTACACCTTCATATGTTACACTTTCTGATCCATATTGATTAATTTCAATCTTAGGTTTTACATAGGCTAGTCTTCTACCACTTGGTAATTCAATAAAGAGCATCCCACTTTTATAAATAAACTTTAATCCATGAGTTTCAGTTTTAGTTCTATTTCTAACTGCAGTTTTTATTGCTTTATCTACTGCCCACCACATTTCCACGATGTGTGGATTTGCCTCTCTCCAGGATTTAACAAGAGGTTCTAATTCCTCTTCTTGAAGTCCCATATCAATGGCTCCCATTGCTTTCAAAGCTCCAACAGAACCACCATAACCACAGGCAAGTTCTGCAATTTTTCCTTTTTGTCTTAGATGTCCATTTACTCCATGTTTTTCAACTGGCACTTTGAACATAGCAGACGCTGACTGACAATAGATGTCGCCGTTGTTTGCAAACACATCCATCCTCCACTTTTCATTTGCTAGGAAAGATAAAACTCTAGCTTCAATCGCAGAAAAGTCTGCTACTATAAACTTCATACCTTTTCTTGGAACAAATGCTGTACGGATAAGTTGAGATAAGGTATCTGGAACATCATATAGAGTTTCAAAAGCATTATAGTCGCCATACTTAACTAGCTCTCTTGCATCTTTTAAATCTTCTATATGGTTTTGTGGTAGGTTTTGTAATTGTATAATCCTTCCTGCCCATCTTCCTGTTCTATTAGCACCATAGAATTGAAACATACCTCTAGCACGATTACACCAGCAACCTGCATTCTTCATGGCTAGATATTTCTTTACTGAAGATTTAGATATTTGTTGCCTTAGTTCTAAAACTTCAGCTATTTCTTTTGGTGCATCTTTTATCATTTCAGCCACTTGCTTTTTACCAAGTGACTCTGCCTCAACTCCATTATTGTTGAGCCATTCTTTCATTTGCATGACTGAGTTTGGATTTTCTATGTTGGTTAGGGTTTGTAGTTTTTCTGATGTTTCTTGCTTTGCTATTTCATCAAACTTTATAGCGTTTTCTACAAGTTCCATATCAAGTCCAATTCCTCTATCATTTATTTCTTGATCTAAGTGATACTCATCCCATAAGAACTCTGGCACAGGATAGCTTTGTAATCTTTCTTGGATAGATACTTCAACTTCAACATCTCGCTTATTATACTTTTTGAAGAGCTCCCATTTAGTCATATCATGTTCTGGTAGGTTTCTTGTTCTACCTCCATTTGTTTTTGTTGGATTACAAGGAACACAAAAGTACTTGATTAAATCTTTACCTTCTTTTAGCTTTTGTTCTTCTAATCCTAATACAGCACCAACTCCTGCAAGTGATAATGGAAGTCCTAAATAAGCAGACCATATCATAGAGCACCTCCAAGAACTAGGGTCTAAAAACTCATTAACTGTGTCTTCAGGGATACTATAAGATATAAAGATATCTGGATAATATCTTGATATATAGCGAGATAGACACACTCTTTCAAAGTTAGCATTATAAGCCCACTTTAAGATTTTATTATCAACGAGTGCTTTTATAATCTCCATTGGTATTTTTTCACCTACTGCTAAATCAACAACCTGTACTTCTCCATGATTTATTGAATAAGCAAATAGTAAGATTTCAAAGTTTTCTGATTCAGTATATTTGTAAACACCACACTTTGATAGGTCTACATCAGAAAAGGTTTCTATATCAATTGAAATTGTTTTAATATCATTCATCTCTTTACCTCCAATTATAATTAAAGCGGTAGCATA